ACGTGATGCGGCGATGTCCATGGCCTCGCCCGAGACATTGGACTTCACCTCCATGCTGGTGTCGTCGCCGTTCGTGATCTCGGCAATGTCGTTGCCCATGATCTGGATCAGCGCGCCCATGGCGGGAGGCACGTCTGGCGGCTTTACGTAGGACAAGGGGCCGGTTGCGACGATGCTGCCGGTAACAGGATCAACCAGCGGGTGCGCCAAACCGTACGCATGGCGCTCAATGTTCATGTTCGCCCAGTGAGAGCTCAACCCTTCGACCTGCTCAGGCGCAAAAATCGGCACCTCACGCGGCGCGAGGCTGGCCGTCTCAATCAGCTTGCTCACCTGGGCGTTGTAAGCACGCGCCGGGTCCTTGGCATCGCGCACGTGGCCCTTGAAGCGCTCCACATTGTCGATGACCACACGCTTGCCGTAGAACGGGACCACCGGAATGCGGTCGCCCGCGATGTAGCCGCAATCCTCCAGCACTTCGGCGCCGCTCAGGATCCACTTGTGAACGCGCTTGCGCTTGATTTTGCGGGCACGGCGGGAGAAGCCGCGCGTCTTGAGGTCATCGTCCTGACCCTCCGCCATATCCTCGGTCCAGTAGCGGAATTCCTCGCCGGTCGCGTCGCGCGTGTAGATGCGCAACTCACGGCTGACATGCTCGACCTCGTAGTACTCTGCCACCCAAACGACATCGCTGCGGAACCAGTCGAAGATCCACGGACGCAGGGTATTCTCAGGCCACGATACCAGCTTGTCTTCGCCGTACTCATCCTTGAAGGCGTCGGGCGTGTAGGCGTTCAGCACATAGGCATGCCGCGCATCGGACTTATCGTAGAGCTTGGCCGCACGATCGAAGAACACGCGCTGATCCGCATCAGGGATCATGTCGATGCAGATGCGCTGGTTATCGTTCTTGTCGTCGCTCTCGTCTTCGTACTCGTTGCACAAACGCCAAGCGCCCATGCCACCAGCAGCGCCCTCACCGAAGGCATTGTCGAATGCGAGCTGGCCCTTCGAACGGTAGACGTCGGCCTGCAGCAAGCCGTTCAGTAGCTCGGCGGTGTCATCGTCACCCTCATTGCCGATCGGGCGGAACTGCACTGCGAACCGATTTGCGCGATAGTCGTTGATGATCTTGTCGTGCCCGCGCTGGGTCTTGTTGATCTGCAGGCGAGGCGAGTTCTCAAACTGCTCACCCATTGCGCCTTCCCACTGCGCACCCTCAAGGAACACGAAGCGCCGGTCCTCAAGCGCCAGCGCACGCTCGGCCAGCGTCTCGGTCGTGTTCTCGTCGAACTGGCGCAGGGCCTTGTCGAGCAGGGACTTGTCGGCGGTATCCACTAGGCGCACCTCGGCTGTTACGCCCTGAGGTGCGGTCAGGACAGGTAGCTAGATACCTGTCGTAGCGACATTTGACAAGTCGTCGGGTAATGCAATCATCGGACCGATCATATCGAAGTCTGCGTCCGAGTAAGTGATGTCATTGTGCCGATCTAATGCGGACCACCCGCATCCGTTCAGTCCCTCTGACTGTGTCCATACGCCAATGGTCCACTCATATATAGGCTGATCATTTCTGCCTTGGGAGGCTATCGTCCTAAGCCAATAGAAGCCCTCTCTGCGGGCTATTTGCAAGGGCCGAGCGGCCTGAGTTAGCAACCCCCACGCTGCCACTGTTTCTTCGTCCATCTTCACCTCCTAGCAAAAGCCGACGCCGTGGTCGGTACGGTGACAACCCTAACGCGCTCTGCCCGCGCAGTCTGCATGTCAGCGATTGCATCGAACATAGGATCGAGCGTGTCATCATGTGCGCCACTCGGGAAGCTAGATGCTTCTGCCAACAATGCATCGAGCCATGACGCCCACAATGGCAGCAACACATTGCCGCTCTCGATAAACGGAGCGGCATCATAGGCGCGGCTCACCTTATCACGATTGCGCTGAATTGGGAGTATCGGAATTCCCTCACGGCGCAAGGTCTGTATTAGACCTGTGCCCGATACCTTGTCTTCTACCTTGATGGCCCTCAGCGGCGAAGTGTGCGAGCGTTGATGCTTTAGCCAGAACTTTCGAGCTTCCGCCAATAACTCTGGCGCCTCCCATTTGTCTCGGATTACGTCGAGCAAAACGGCCTGTCCGGTTGTAGAACGCCCCCAGCATTCGAACACGCTGTAGTCATTTTCTTGTCCGGTCTTCTGCGCTGTATCGGCATAGATCGCGCGCCATTCAAGAGGTGGAACGGTATCGTAACTGCCGAACCACTTCGTCTTGATAATCCCGCCGCCGCGCGGCGCAGGACGCTGCTGCAACTGGCCGGCAACCGCATAGCTGCCCATTGCCTTCTCATCAGCCGCTACTCGCTCTTCCGAAAAGCGTTCCGGAAACATAAGCTCGCCATCGATCGTACGAGGATCACCGTCGCCAAATACCCACTTGGATGCGCCGGGTTCATATCTCATCGGTAGACACAAGTGATCATAGCCCAGCTCGATAGCTACCGATGAGATATCGGCTTCGTTGAGGCGCTGCATGATGATGACGATCGCGCTGTCATCATTGTTAACACGTGTTGGCATAGCCTCGCGGAATAGCGTCACATCACTAGCCAGCTTCACTGCCGAATTTGCATCATCTACTGAATGCGGGTCATCCAAGATCAACCGATCACCTCGATAGCCGGTCACACCTTGAAACGATGTGGCCTGCCTCGCGCCAGTTCGCTCGTTTTCAAATTTGGTTTTTGCATTCTGGTCGCTCACCAGCGCCAACGGCCAGCGCTTCTGGTACCATTCGGACTGAACGAGACGCCGACACTTCATGTTGTCACGAACTGCCAGATCCTGGCTGTGAGCCGTGCCCACATACCGCAGGTCTTGTCGCCCACATGGCCCCCATTCCCAAGCCGGCCAGATAACTCCTGTGAGCAATGATTTCATGCTTCCTGGCGGGACATTCATCAGCAGGCGCTTGCTCTTACCAAGTGTAACCGCCTCCAGATGCAAGCAGATGAGGTCGAGCGCCCAGCCCCATTGCAGTTTGGTGGCCGGTTCAAGGATCTCCCACGCACGCTTAGCGAAGGCCGCGAGCGACCTCTTGCAAAGCTCGCGCTCGGCTGCGTCAGCAGCTACCAGCAGCTGAGTCCGTGAGAGATGTAAGTGATCGAAGGGTTTCAAGGGCTTCCAACTGCTCGTTGCTCATCTGGGAAAGATCGGGCGCTTCAGATACTTCGGTTACGTTGATGGTCTGCGGGGCTTGGCCCCAACCGCGATTAAGTATCTGGGTTGATGCCGCGACCCGAGAAGCGGAGGGGGCCTGCTTGTCCCGCATGACCTCTGCTAAAGTCTCGACAGCCTCAATCGTTAGCTCGCGCGCCAGATCGGTTAAGGTGCGCCCGTCTGGTAACCTTACCTTTGAGCGCCCACCAGGATTTCCGCTCTTGCCTGGCTCAAACGGCATAGTGGCACCTGAACATTGACAGCAATAGCACCGTGGAACGCCGTGGAACGCATACCACAGCAGCAATGCGGCCTCGGAGCCTATCCTTGCCTACCCCGCCGCTCATTCTCGTTCACCGCACGCTTGGGACGCTGCCAGCGCAGATGACGGTTGTAGATCCGCCTCCACGTTCCGCCTACCAACGCCTTGAGCCACCATTCTGCCTGCATGCCACATGATTAGCACGTTGCTCTCCCCTCGTCTTGAAGTTCCCACACGTCGCATTCTTTCTCCGCGTGCTCAGGGTGATAAAACTCCGATTGCGGAAGTATCGATGCGAGGTTGATGTGCCTGGAGACCGGACCTGCATCCCTCACACGCATCAAGGTAAAGCCCGGCTGTTTTACAGGCCAGTTGCAGGTCGCGGCATGCTCAGGATATTTTGAGCAAGCAGGCGTCTGGGCTGGCCCGCGCCAACGGCACGTGAGGCAATTGCGTACTAAGTCCATCACTTCTCCCCCAGCGCCCGAATTGCGGTGGCGATAAAGTTAGCTGCGGTCCGGTACATGCCGTTCCAACCACGATCAGAATAGGCAGCCTCAGCCACCCCCGCAGCCTCAGCCAGAGCGTCGGCGCGGGATTGGAGGCGGACCTTAGCAAAAGCCCTTGCCGCTATTGCGCGCTCGTCATCGCTAAACCAGTCATGGACCAAGAGTGCTTCAGCTTCCTCACGATCCGCTTGCGTCACGTCAGTCATTGCGGGGCTCCGGTGAGGTGGTGGGCGGGCACGTAAGCGCCTTGTTGCCAGTGAAGAATCGCAAGGTTGCAGCCACGACCTGACGCTGCTCATCAGGCGTAAGGGCTCTCAAAGCTCGCTCAGCGGCAGCAGTAGCGCCTCCCCGCCAGCTCTTCTCGTCAGTCATGGGTGGGGTGTTCCTTGGACTGATCTAGGGTGCCTTGCGCGCGGCTGATCCCCAGGAACTTATCGACCTTCGCACGCTTTGCACCCATCACCCGGCTATCAGGAACCAGCGAAACGTCCGGCAGCAAACCGTTCTCAACCAGCCAATCCAGCATCGAGTAGAGATCGTGGAACTCTTCGATGATCCGCTCGCCGTTCGTGAGTGACTGACCGGCTTGAACTTCCCCCAATCCGAAGCGCATGGCCTTCGTGACGCGGTGGCCAACTTCCATCGCCTCTTCAGCAGCGATCGTCATCAGGTGCTCATCGTGTGTCATCTTCCATCCTTCATTTTGGCTAGTCCGGTCACTTGCTCTCAGGCTTCGGCTCAGCGATCTGACGATCAAGCCAAGCATCCAGCGCCTTCACAGCTTTGCCGGCGGTCGGGGTATGGAGCATCTGCTCGCCCATCTCAGAGGCGGCGATGGCGTAGACAGTATCTCGACCTGGCAGGATCGAGGAGACCAGAGCGGCGGCGATCGCGACCGGAAAGAAGCCCTTTCCTGCCTTCCAACCGGTTGCCAAGCAGGGCCGCTTGTTTCGCTCACCGATGTTGTCGAAGTCAGTCTTGGCCGCAATTGCGACAACGGAAACAACACCGCCCATGCCAGCGCCAACGGCTAGAATTGTGGTGACGGTCGAAACGCTACCAGCGACATCAGCCAGATAGATCATCCAGGATAGATTGTTCATGCCAGTGTTTCCTTCTTGGCTAGTCCGGCTTGGGTCATGGTGAAGTGGGCGGTCAGATCAGGGCGAATGGCTAACGCCACCGCGCTCTCGCCTACGGCTGAGCCGCTACGCGTCTCATCGCTTCGCGCTTCGATCGCTTTCGCAGGGTCGCGCATCATCGGTAGCCGACGACATCGAACGGGTGATTTTCGATCGACCAGCGCAGTTGCGATGCGGTGTACGTGAACTTGCTCACGAAGCCGTTGCGGAACAGCACTTCCAGCTGCCGCTCCCCGGTGACAGGGCGCTTGCCGCGACAGGGTTGGAACCCGCGATCCGCGATATCCTGCAGCTTGGTGATCGGACCCGACATCATCGGTCACTCTGCCGCCTCGCGCTCTTCGGTGATCGGGTGCTGCTGGCGCCAGTTGTAGCGCTGGCGTTCACGTTCACGCTCTTCTGCCATCTGCCGTGTCCGCCGGTCACTCCAATCCTGGCGATCGACGATGCGAAGGCTACCAGTGGCGTCGCGGATCCACTCCACGTCATCCCGCTTCATGGCCAGCTCACGGTTCATCTGGGCAATGCCCTCTGCCGAAATCATGCCGCGTCCTCCGCCCATTCGAGCTTACCGCCGCGACTGACCAACCAGCCCTTCTGCAAGCCCATGCGGCGAAGCGCAGGCATCAGAGTTTCAGGGGCTGGCAGTGGCTCGGGCTCGGCAGGCGCGATCGGCGCTGGTGACACAAGGCGCAGCGGCGGAGCGACAGCAGCGCGATTATACCAGTTCAGCGGCTCCCGTGTTTCCGCGATGATCGTCGGAATGATCTGCGAGTGGTGCGTACACGTCTGGCGCGCGGCGCGAACACCCATCTCGAAAATGTGGAGCGGCAAGTGCGAGACGGCATCCAAGGCCACCTCAAGCCAATCCGATGTTTCGTTCGCGGCCATGCCGACCGGGCGAACCAGAGCTAGGCTGGCCGACAGCATCGCGACCATTGCGACTTCCGTGTTATCGTCCACCGATTGCAATCCTCTGCTGGTGTTGGTGGCGCTCGCGCTGTTTGCGAGCGGCGATCTGGGCGCCGATCTCACTGACCGATGCGCGCTCGGGGCGGGTTTCTTGGGGTGCAGGCGCTTGGCCGGCGGCGCGTTGCTGCTCGGCTTGCAGGGCCTTCGTGATCCACTCGACTGGTGACGATGGTGGGGGCTGGGTGTTCTGGCAGTTCGCCAGCACAGCGAGCACGGTGCCGTTCGAGTAGGTTTTCCGCCACCGGCCAATGATCGAACGGGCTTGGCGGTCATCGTGACCAGCAGCCTTGAGGATCGTAACTCCGGTGCGGAATATGGCTCCTGCCACGTCCAAAGCGGTAGGCAATGGCGTAGCAGACGACGCATCGCGTCCATCAGCTTTAGCTGATGGTATAGCTTTGGTTTCTTGGTTTCCTTGTTCTTTAGTTGTCCGATGGCTGTCCGATGGCTGTCCGATGGCCTGTTCGGTTGGCTGTCCGGCCTTCTCTTCTATATCCTGATATTTCGCGTAATTGCAGATGGTTATGACCGTGCGGCCCTGTCCGGTTGCCCGTCCGATCATCTGTTCGGTTTCGAGACGAACCAAAAACCGCTCTACGGCAGAAGGCTTCCAGCCCCAGGCTTCCGAGAGCTGCGACCGGGAAACGCAAAGCTGCCCGCGATCGAGATCAGTGATCTTGCCGCCGATGTTGAACTTGGTTGGCTTCCAGCACGCCTTCAGGACCAAGTAGGTCCATGCCCCCAAGCGCGAGGAGTCGCCCACGAATAGCGGGTGATCGACAGCCTCGCGGTAGAGGGCGGCAAACCCGCTCACCGGACGATCTTCCACGTGATGTGCGGCATGATGTGGCGCAGCAGAGCGAGCTTCACCGGAACGTCGCGGTTCATGAAGCCGTTCTTGGCCTTCACGTCCTCGACGATCCAAGCGCCGTCCTGCATGTACTCGAAGTCACCAGTGAACTTCATCTTGTGGCCGTTTGCCATCTTCACGGGGTTGCCGTTGATGATGAAATCGAACTCGGGATGCACCCGCAGCGACGACAGTTGGTTCCGTGCCTGCGCCTGGTGCAGCACGTCGCAACGCTTGGCCTCCGATCGGCTGTCGTGACTATGACCAGCGGCACAAGGCGCCTTTTTGGCGAAGAAGCGAGCCATTAGAGCAGCACCAGTTGATCGTCAGGGTTGTTCGCGATGAACTGGGTGCGCTCGGCCTTGGCGTGACACAGCGCGATCAGCGCGGCGATATGCTCGGCACGGGCGGCGTCCAGCTTGGCTGTGGCACGGCGCTGGCGCTGTTCGGCACAGCGTACCAGCTCTTCGCAGCGCTCAAGCGTCAAGGGAGCGGCGGTCAGGCCACGCTCGAAAGCGGCGACGTTCATGGCCGACGCTCCTGCAATAGATCGCGGAAGCCATAGCGTGCGGCTTCACGCTCCAGCATGGCAACCTTGCGGCGTGCGTTCTCAAGCATCTCAGGCAGGCGCCGGATGCGACGATATTCCTGCTCGCTCATCATGATGCTTGCCAGCCAAGGCCAGCGCGGATGAGGGTCCAATGCCGCTCAACAGCGTTGAAAGTCAGGCCGAGGTTGACAGCCGCCTCGGATAGGCTCGCGCCCTCGGCCACCTGCTCAGCGATGTCGTCGCGGATGAGCGCAGCCGATCGAGCGTTGAGTTTGCGCAGCCAGTTGTGATCAACGTTTTCGACGAGTCCCAGAGCCTTGGCCTGGCGCATCGTGTGCGCTGCTTGCCCCTTGGTGATACCAAGCTGTTCGCGAGCATCGGCAGACCGAATGCCAGCGTTGATAAGATCGGCAAACTGCGCGATGCGGGCCTTCACGGCGGGAGACAGGATCGTCATGCCGCCACGCTCCCGACCAGCGTGAGCTTGGTGCGCAGATCCTGGTCTTCACATGGTGCGATGGCAGGGCCACCGGGGCTGTCCACCGCATGCGCGGCATGCTTAGCGCGAAGGTACTCACCCATAGCGCGGGCAGCTTCGTCATGATCGACCTGCTCAGGCAGACGGACGATGACGCAGCCGGTAGGCAGCAGCAGGGAAAGCAAGTCGTCAGGGATCGCGCGACGCTCCGCGCAAGCGTAGACCGCGCTCATCGGCATCATGACGGGCTCTCGGCCACCTTCCTGGGGGAAGTAAGTCAGCAGCGTGGGATACGGGATTGAAGCGTCAAAGCTGACAGCTTTTAGCGCAATGCCACGACGGTCTAGTTCCCTGCGGATGGCCGACTGGCGCTGACGCACGATCTCATTCGCGTCGCTCATGATTTTTGCTGCTCCTGCGAAGTAGTGATCGCTGCATGAGCGAAGGATGGATCGAGGAATACGCCGGCTGCGGCAGCGGGGGTAAGAAGCGCAGCCGGCGCAGGCTCAGCGCGGGGGGCGTTGCTGAGCCGCTTGGAGTTGTGACCGCGCGCGTTGTCGGCGGGGTCAGTCAGTTTGTTGTGCTTGGCGCTACCGATCGGGCCGCACAGGATGCGGCGAATAAGTTCACCGTCTGGATGATGCTTCATGCTGCCAGCGCCATTGCAGCCAGGCCTGGGCGGCGGCGCTCCAGCTCAGCCAACAGATCGGTGGTGGACACGCCCGTGAGAAGGTTGTGATCCACGATCTCGATTGCCCGAGCGCGTTGAGGTATCCGGCGAATGCGGCCACGCTCTACCAGAGCGTCCAGCAGGCGATGCACACCGCTCTTCGACTTCAGCCCCGCCGCAAGCTGCATCTCGGCAAAGCTCGGCGAGATGCCGTTGTCAGCCGTGAAGCTTTTGATGAAGGCCAGCAGGTCTTCCTGCTTACGGGTGCCGCCGATCATGCGGGTTTCCCCGAGAAGATAGCCGCAAGCGCTTCGAAGTCGGTGTCTGGTGCGTCGCCAGGATCGCCCATCACCTCGAACAGAGCGAGCATCGAGTCTTGCTCGATGACGCACTCGCCGGTGTTCAGATGATGGACCACCAGATCAATGCCGAACAAGCGAACTGTCGACTGGCTTACAGAGTGCCGCTCAGTCATGCGGCAGCATCCTGCTTGGACCCATATCCTTCCATGTATCGGACAATCCGGGTCGCATTACGTAGCGATAGCGAGCGCCCGGAGCGCAGCTGGGGGATCAAAGCGCCATCGCCCATGGTATCAAGGCCAAACCGAGATGGCTTGATCTCATGACGAGCGATGAACGCCTCGATCTGGTTGAGAAGTCTTTCGTCTGTAAGCAGCGTGTCCATGGCTCAGCATACTATGATAAATATCCAACGATGCAAGCAGAAAGGTTGGATATTTATCAAATGGAAGCCCGGCTGGTGCCGTGTGATATATTCCCAATGTCAGCCTCACCCGATAAAAAGGCCGAAGCCGAGCGTAGCGCACGCGAGATCTACCAGCGTTTGATGGCGCTTGAGCGGCCTACCGGTCTATCCAACAATCAGTGGACCACCGCAGCGGGTGTAAGCACCTCGTTCTTTACCAACATGCAAGGCGAGACGAAGCCCGCGAGTAATCCGAGCGTCCACAATCTCCGCTTGATTCTCAAGCAGGTTGGCGTGACCCTGCCCGAGTTTTTCCTCGACGAAGCACGAGGACGGATTGCTCAGGTGCCGACCAAACGAGAGTTAGAGCAGGCTCTCGCCGACGTGTGGGAAGGCTTACCGAAGGACAAGAGCAAGCAGATAACCTTCGTTGCCGAAAATGTCTTACGCGCTCTTCGGCTTCCTCAAAGCGCTCTAACCAGTGAAGGCGGCGCGTCGAATGATGAGCGGGCCGCTCTCGCAGAATGAGTTCTAGCTCTCGCTCCCACCATTCGAGAATGATGCCGAGGCGCAAGCATTCGCGGCACACCAAGTTATCATGTCGCTCCATCGAGTCGCCTCTTGTTCCCTTTTCGTTCTTAGCAGGGTTTGCAGATGATGCGTAGGACTTTTCTTGCGGCAGGGTTCGCATCAGCCGTGTTGAGCGCGGGGTCGCCTCTTCAAGCTCAAATGGTCGGAAGCGATGATTACACCTATGCTGCCGGGATCCTGGTCTCAGCCACAGATGTGCAAACCTGCCCCTACAAGATTGTGCAGCCGGTGACGGTAGCCGTCACGGAGGATTGGAGTGCCGCTACTCGCGCGAAGGTTTACGGGAAGCTGCGGACTCAAGCGCAGAAGCTAGGTGCGGATGCAGTTCTACTGGTGACCAAAGGCGACGCTCATATGAGCGCTTGGGCGTGGAGCCGTCGTGAGTACACCGGGCGAGCCGTGCGTTACATTGACCGCAACTGCGCTCCAGAACATCCTTGATCGATGACTCACACCCACATCGAAAGGTAACTGCATGAATAAGCCTTGGTACCGCCCGAACAAAGGACAGGCGATTTTTGGCTGGATCGTCGGTGTGATCGGCATACTTGCCGGGGCCCAGCAAACGGTGACCGAATGGGACGGCAGTCCCCTCGCACCGTTCTTAGTGGGCATTGTCGCGATCGCTTGGGCCTTAGGCTATCGCCGGACCGGTACTGAGGACTGAGTTACTTCGCGCCTTAGCGCGGACCAGCGTCGCTTCGGCAGAGTCTTTTCGTGAGAGTTGGATATTTATCATTTCGCGCTTGCCATGATAAATTTCCAACGGTAGTGTTCTTTCATCAGGGCGCGGTGCCCTGCATGGAGACCCTTCCGTGAATGCACAGACCCGGATCGAGGCGGCGGCTCCCGCCGTCTACATGGCGATATCGAACGTCATGGAGCATATGTCCAAGGAGGGCATCGGCAAGGACCGGCGCAACTCCCAGCAGGGCTACAACTTCCGAGGCATCGATGATGTCTACAACTCGCTGTGCGGGGTTCTCGCCCATAATCGGCTGATCATGCTGCCGTTCGTCCAGAGCATGCAGCGCGAGGAACGCCAAACCCAAAAGGGCGGCGTGCTCAACTACACAATCCTCACCGTCGATTTCAAGCTGGTGTCTGCTGAAGATGGCTCGTTCGACGTAGTGCGGATGGTGGGCGAGGCTATGGATAGCGCCGACAAGAGCAGCAACAAGGCTCAGTCGGCGGCTATGAAGTACGCCGCCCTGCAGGTGTTCATGATCCCCACCGAGGGGGACAATGATGCCGATGCCACAACGCATGAGGTGGCGTCACACTCGGCTGATGCACGCCAGGCCCAGCCTAAAGATGATGGCGCGATCAACGCCGCGCAGCTCGCCAAACTCAAGATCATGCTCGACGCAATCAAGATGACCGAGAGCGAATGGCTGCGCAAGTTCGGCGCACCCAAGGGCGCGCAGCTTTTCCAGTTGCCCGAGGCGCAGTTCCGCAAGGCCGTCGAGGATCTTGAGGACCGCCTTGCCCTTGCCGCTCGCCAGCAGAGCAACGGCGCTGCTCAGAATGGCGCGGCCTTTAACCTTGATGATGAGATCGCACTGTCATGACGGACCTGGGCCACAACCAACCCCCTGCCGAAGCGGCATTCGGGCTCCACATCGACGAGCTGTTCACGATGCTATCGGATGCCTTGTCTGGGCGCCCAATTGAAACGGATGAACAAGAAGCCGCGATCGACGATCTACTCACCGACTTCCACAAGGCATGGAAGGATTCTGACGCAGCCCGCGCTGCCGAGAAGAAGCCGCACGATGACGCTGGCAAGGCTGTCCAGGCCAAGTGGAAGCCGATCGTGGATAAGGCCGATCGCGGCAAGAAGGCATGTAGCGAGGCCCTGACGGCTTACCGGCAGGCCAAGCAGCGCGCCAAAGACGAAGCCGCCCGCAAAGCCCGTGAGGAAGCTGCCGAGCGCGAGCGATTGGCACAGCAAGCCCTCAAGCAGTCCGATGATCTCGAAAGCCGGTTTGCTGCTGAGCAGGAGTTTGAAGCGGCCAAGAAGCTGACGGCGGTCGCGAACAAGATCGACCGCGCGCCCACTGGCCTTCGCACCTCATGGGAGGCGGAGATCACCGACCGAACCGCCGCTCTCAAGCACTACCTCTCGCAGCAGCCGGAAGCGTTTGTCGCGCTCATTCAAGAGCTGGCCGACCGCGATGCGCGTGGCGCGCGTCCGCAGCGCCCCGGCATCACCTATCACGAACGAAAGAAGGCAGCGTAACATGTGGACTCAGGAGCTTGCGATTGCGCTCTGTCGGGACCTTGAGCGGATAGCCCCAGCATTCGGCGCACACATCGGTCTAACTGGAGGGTGCCTTTACAAGAAAGGTGAGCGTAAGGACTGCGACATCCTCGTGTACCGCATCAGGCAAGCCGACACAATTGACGTGGAAGGCTTCTTCGAAGCCGTAAAGGCTATCGGCATCGAGAGGAAAAGCGGCTTCGGGTGGTGCTTCAAGGCGACGCTCAAGGGACTGCCGATCGACTTCTTCTTTCCGGAAGAGGATGGCGAATACGAAGGGTTTGATGAGACGGCGCATGTTGCCGAGATGATCCCATTCACGGAGATCTTTTGAGATGCCCGGCTTTCCAGGGCATCCCGTCACTCGCTTTCTCGCGCTTGTGGACCATACCACGATCAGCCGAACCGGCTGCTGGGCTTGGGGCGGCGCGAACAAAGGCAATGGCTACGGGTCGTTCAATTTCGCAGGGCAAACTCTCCCTGCGCACCGGGCCGCCTACATTCTTTTCAACGGTCGCGATCCAGGTTTGATGGATGTCTGCCACCGTTGCGACAATCGGGCGTGTGTGAACCCGGATCATCTCTTCCTCGGCACTAGGCTTGAGAACATGCAGGATTGCTTGCGCAAGGGGAGGACAGCCCGAGGCACACGGCTTCCGGATAGGAGAGCTGAGAACGGCACCGCCGCGAAGCTGACTTGGGATCAAGTGAACGAGATTCGCCGATCCTCTGAGCCGTCAAAGGTACTCGGCGCCAGGTTCGGGGTCACAAACGACAACATCAACCGCATTCGCAGAAACGAAACTTGGAAGGTAGTATTCTAATGGCAGGCTCGGTGAATAAGGTACTTCTGTTAGGCAACCTGTGTGCTGATCCCGAAGTCAAGAGCTTCAGCAATGGTGGACGCATCTGCAATATCCGCATCGCGACCAACGAAAGCTGGAAAGACAAGTCGTCTGGCGAACGCAAGGAAAGGGTCGAATACCATTCCGTCCTCATCAGCAGCGATGGCTTGGTCGGCGTGGCTGAGCGCTACTTGCGCAAAGGCAGCAAGGTATACATCGAAGGTCAGCTGCGCACCCGCAAGTGGCAGGATCAGTCCGGTAACGACCGCTACACCACCGAGGTGAACGTCGGCGGCATGGGAGGCGTGCTCACCATGCTCGACGGCGCTCAGGGTGGCGACAAGTCGCGCGCTAGCTCCGAAGCGCAGGACAGCGGCAGTTGGGGCGGCGGTGACGCCGACGACGATTCAGCGGGTTGGTGACATGCTGAAGGTCGACACCCGCCCGCGTCATCGCAACGCGCCCCGGCCAGCATGGAAGGTAGCGGAGTCATTCAAGCAATGGCTTCGTGGCAGGCCGTGTGCCGCCGACGGCCATGGCCTATGCGATGGCAAGATCCAGTCGGCGCACGTGGATCATGCGGGCGACAAGGGCATGGGCACCAAGGTTGCCGATCGCCACTGCATCCCGCTCTGTGCTGAGCATCATAACCGGCAGCATCGCCGGGGATGGGCCACGTTCGAACGCGAGTGCTTGGGCGGTAAGCCTGCTGTCGCGATGGCAGCCGCTTACTGGCAGGCATGGCCTGGTCGCTTAGAATGGGAGCGAGACAATGGCTAACGGAGGTCAAACGCTAATCCTGGCGAACGATCAGGTGCGCCGCCGTGCTCACCAGCTGATCGACATCGCCCCCGAATGCGCTGTGGTGAACATCCGTGCGGCGAACCGGACTAGCGACCAGAACGCGAAGCTGTGGGCCATGCTGTCCGACATCGCCCGAGCTAAGCCACAGGGTCGCGTCCTGTCTACTGAGACGTGGAAGGCGCTCTTCATGAACGCAGCCGGCTTCTCCTGCACGTTTGAGCCAACGCTTGATGGTCGCGGCGTTGTCCCGCTGGGCTTCAAATCGAGCCGGCTCACAAAGGCCGAGTTTAGCGATCTGATCGAATGTATCGCCTGCTTCGCGGCTGAGCATGGGATTGACTTTTCTGAAAGGCAGGCAGCATGACCAGGCTCCGACACGGCATGGCGAGAACGAAGGTCTACGGCGTCTGGTCCAGCATGAAGGCTCGATGCCTCAACCCTAAGGTGAAGCAGTATGCCGACTACGGCGCGCGCGGAGTGACAGTGTGCGAGCGATGGTTGGTCTTCGACAACTTCCTTGCCGACATGGGCTTGCCGCCGCACGGCATGACTTTGGAGCGCGTCGACAACGACCAAGGCTACAGTCCCAGCAATTGCATTTGGGCATCACGCTCGGCGCAGAGCAAGAACACGCGGAACGCTCGCTTGCTGACAGTCGATGGTGAGACCTTGAATCTGACGGACTGGGCTGAACGCTTCGGCATCAAGCCTGCGACCGTTTGGAATCGGCTTAAGCTGGGGTGGAACGCTGCGGCAGCGGTGAAAACGCCACTCGTGCGCGCGCGCCGAGGTGTGCCGCGCGGACAGCCTATTTACGCATTCGGTGCAGAGCATGGCATCCACTGGACTGATCCGGTCGAGCGCAAAGCCGCTTAGCAGGAATGTTGGATATTTATCATTTTGCGCTTGCCATGATAAATATCCAACGCTATCCATAGCTCAACAGCACAGCCGGCCCTCTCGGACCCCGGCAGCAAGTTGGAGTGACCCTTCATGCCTTCGCCGCTTCCCCTCTTCGACACTGACTGGTTCACCACGATCAGCCTGATCCTGATCGGCATGGTCATTGGCGGCATGCTTGGGGTTAGCTTTGCGCTGACGGCGGTGGGCGTATGAACGCGCTCTCGCAATCCCAATTCAACGACGCCCTGTACCTCACGGAACTGGCCTACAGCATAATCGCCAACGGCCCTCGCGCTGTCCTGCACTGCAACCTGTCGCCGCGTGAGGCGACCGATTGGACCCGCGCTGCACAGCGTTACATCAACTGGCAGGGCGATGATGACGGCGATTTTGCCGGGATGGTGGCTGATCTGGACGCGCCGCGTGACCATGGTTGGGCTCTGGACTCCGACTTCCTGCATGACGAGCAGGCTGAGTGGAGGGCTGTGGCGTGAGTGATCCTCAGCTTGACAAGTATCTGTTAGGGGTCGTCGGTGTCGTGGAGGCGACAAGCTTTGAGCAGCACGCCTTGTGGCGGTTTAACGACGCAAAGCTAGATGGCGCTAGGTTGTCCTGGGTCGAGACAGGGCATGGGTTCCTTCCCACGGTGGGGGAGATCGATGGACGCCCTGTGCGCGTGAGTGTCATGACGACGACCGTGGATGGCCACAAAATCCTCTTCTTTTACGCGACAAGTGCTGCGGTCGACCACGATCAGATTGATGCCTGGCTCAAGAAGACCATGCCTGTCACTGCCTTCGAAGATAGCGATCCTCGCAAGCGCCTAAACCGCTCAGATGCGATGAACTTTCACAATGTTCTTCCGAGGGTGTCCGCATGAACGCCCCCACAACCTTCCCCATAGCTGATGACGCTGCGATCGATGCCTGGCGCACCCAGGACCGCCGCAACCGTCATTTCGGCCTGAAGTCCACACCGCTGCCGCCCATGTCCGCACTGGAAGCTGAGAGCCGCCTCAAGCGCGCTTACGACGCTTCCTGGGAGACATTCGGCCCCACCCGCGAAGAGTACCGCCGCGAGGTTGAAGCGATCCGTGCGGCTGTAGCTGATCACGCTGCTCTGATTGCAGTATCCTCATGTTTTGGAGATGAATGATGCAAATCGCACAAGTAACTCCCGGCAAGCTGGTTCAATTGAGAGGCGGCGCTGTCGGTCGCTATGAGGGGCGATGCCAGCTTACCCAGCGCCATCGCGTTACGGCGTACGTCAGCAAACTGCGTAAGACTTGGGTCCATCCGCGTGACATCGGCGATGGGCGTGATGTCGAATACACTGTCTGGCTGATTGCGGATGATGGCTGCTGCCGCGGCGATAAGGCGCCATCGCCAAATGACTTCATGGGCTCGGTCGCATGACCAAGCTCCTCACCCGCACCGCCGCCTACGGTATCGTCATCCTTGCTGCTGCTGGGTTCTTTCAGCCTGTTGTGGAGGGGTTCTGATGTCTGCTCCGTGCGCCTCGCTCGCCGACATCCAAGCTTGGGCGGCATCCATGATGCAGCGTGATCCCGACTTCATCATCGGCGACAACTATCTCCGTCGCTGGTGGGTCGTTCCGCGCAATGAGTCCTGCAACGTCTACCTGCACGAAATCCGGCAGAGCGACGATGATCGCGCTTTGCATGATCACCCTTGGGCCAATCGCAGCCTTATTATCGCGGGCAGCTATCACGAGCATACCCCTGATGGCGTGTTTGTCCGCAAGGCCGGCGATGTTGTGGATAGATCTGCTGACGCGCTCCATCGGCTCGTAGTCGATGCGGACCAGCCTGTAATCTCGTTGTTCATGACTGGACCTGTCGTGCGCGAGTGGGGGTTCGCCTGCCCCAAAGGTTGGGTTCCATGGCGGGACTTCGTGGACGCTCGGGACAGTGGACAAATCGGTCGCGGCTGCGGGGAAATGTCATGACCCCCTCAAGGAGAACAGTAATGTCTGACAACACAGACCGCTCCGAGCAGATGGGCGAGGCGGTGGCGCCTGGGAACTGGACCAAGGCCACGCCGGATGAACAAAGAGCCGTTTTGCTTGATCTACTCGCCGTGATTCATGGCGACGGAGGACACAAGACACAAGAAATTGGGTGGCGCCTCTCCTCTGCCCAGGCGCTTGAGACCGTATCAAATTTACGTACCTGCACCCCATCATCTCCACCCGCCCAGGCAGCGCCGGTTAGCGGGGAGGTGGACCGACCTGTGATCTTGGCTGCTGCACGCGATTGGTGGGCTCGCAACATGCCAGATAGCAACGTGCGAGCAGTCCAAATTGACGGTGAGGGCCGGGTTAAAGTTTATTGGGCGGACGAAGGCGAGGACGGCACTTACACGCTGCCGGTAGACTTCATGCAAGCTGCCACACCCCCGGCATCCGCATCGCAGGTGAAGGCGGCACAGCAGCGTTACATCACGCTTTGGCGTAAGCCTAACAATGCGCTTGAGTGGGACTTCTACGTTTCGGAAGATCGCAGCGAGGCCGAGCAAGCCCACCGCAATCTTCGAGAGCAAGGCGTTCGGGACGCCGCCACTTACCCTCTTGGCGACCAAGAGGCGAGCCTATCCCTCGCCGCCCTTCAGGCCGAGCGCCCAACCCCCATTTTGGAGAAGTGATATGGCAGAGGTGCCACACAATCCTGTCGCGTTTCCGCATCCCGGCAACAGTAATTGGTCGGTAGCTCCTGAGCTTGGCATGACCCTGCGTGATTGGTTCGCGGGCACTGTCCTGCCTGCCGTAATCAGCATGGCCTTGCAGGAGGGCGTCACCTCAAAGAGCGGGGGAGCACTCAGTGAGGCGGACTTTGCGGATCAGGCCTACGCCTTTGCCGACGCCATGCTCACTGAGCGCGCCAAGTCGGGAGCCACCACATGAGCGCCCGCCACATCTTCACAGAGCCCTATCAGCCCTACGACCTGGACGAGCTTATCCCCGCTATCGACGAAGCCGAGACGCAAGACAGCTTGGAGCGTGAGGCTGACCGTGGGCACGCCTGGTATGACGAGGGCTTGCAGAGCGAGCGCAGTGTTTGGGGGATGAGCCATGTCTGAACTGAAGCCGTGCCCGTTTTGCGGCAGTGAGGCCGTTCTTTGTCCTCGCGCGATGCCGTCATCCATCCGCTTTCAAGTGATGTGCGATTGGCAAGGCTGTGAAACGAAAGGTCTGGTTTATGGCTGCGAAGCCGAAGCCATTGACGCCTGGAACACCCGCATCGAAGAGCCCTCGCACCCCGAGCCAGAGCGGGCGGTGGTGGATGATCTGGCAGCGGCGAATGCAGAGATCGAGCGCCTACGCGGGCTCCTGATCGATCCGGGCTCACCAGCGTGGGAGGATGCGCGAGCGATCCTGGCGGCAGAGTTGCGAAAGTCTGGCTTTAAAGGCGCGGCAAAACAGGTGCTAGAGGACGAAGGCTGCAATATTCCTTCGCATATCGCGCTGAACCTGATCGGACTTGCCTACAAGCAGAGCGAGGTAGGGTGATGGGCCGCACTGATCACGTAGACCTTCGCCGGCACCGGGATCTCAACCCGTATCGCCCCATGTCCGAGGTCGATCGCAAGCGCCTGTACGGTCCTATCGTCACCGATACGCCGGGAGTGTGGGAAAGGGTTTGGAAAGCGCTGGGAGGGAAGCTGTGACGGCGCGATTGCAGGACAAGGCCGGTATCTGCGAGTACCTTGGCAACATTAGTGCCGCCACATACGATAAGTGGCATGCCAAGGGCATCGTCCCCGGCTCCGTTCCAGGCACCAACCGGTACGACGTGCGCGCCCATGATCGCGCGCTAGATCGGATCGCCGGCATTGACGCATTGGCCACCGCCTCATTGCCGCGCCGGTCTGCGCTGGACGAGTTCGAGGCCGCGCATGCGCATTAAGTTGAAAGGGGTCTATCGTCACACCAAGCGATTGAGTGATGGGCGCCAAGCGATCTACTACTCCCTGCGTGGCGTCGGCGCATTGCGGCCTTTGCCCGATGATGCCGATGAGCCGTTCTATCCCGGCAGCGAAGCCTTCATGCGTGCCTACAATGCGCTGATCGACGCGCCGCGTAAGGCGAGGGTGACGGGCACCATGCAGCAAGTGATCGAAGGTTATCAGCGCAGTTCCGCGTTCACCGGTTTGGCCGCGCGCACCAAGAGCGACTACCTTGGCCACATTCTCAAGATCGAGAAAGCCAAGCTCATCAAGAATGGGCCCATGCTTAGCGCCTACCCATTGGAGGTGATCGACGATCCAAAGATCCGTAAGCGACTGCTCGATTGGCGCGACACGTTGGCCAGGACATCACCGCGTCAAGCTGACGCCACGTTCGGTGTGTTGCGCATCCTGCTTGAGTGGGCCCGCGATCGAGGCATGATCTCGCATAATCACGCGACCCGGCCCAAGAAGGCTTACAAAGCCGATCGGTCGGACAAGCTATGGTTACCCGAGCATATCGAGGCATTTCGTGCCGTCGCTTCGGAAGAAATGAGGCTGGCGTTCGAGTTGGCGCTTTGGACCGGACAGCGGCAAAGCGATCTTCTGAAGCTGTCGTGGTCCTCCTACAAGGACGGGCGGATCAGCTTCCGCCAGGGCAAGCGCAAGAGACTGGTCAACATGCCGGTCTATTCCGAGTTGCGCGGGTTGCTCGACGCCCAGAAGCGCAAGGCCACCACGATCCTTACCATGGCGGATGGCAAGCCTTGGAAGGTCGAGCCGCGACCGGTGCACTTCATGCATAAATGGCGCGCAGCGACGATCGCGGCGGGACTGGACGGCCTACACTTTCACGACCTCCGGGGCACCACCTGCACGATGCTCGCGGACGCCGGCTGCACGCCATCGGAGATCGCTTCAATGCTTGGATGGACCGTCACGACAGTCAACGAAATGCTTGATCGCTACCAGGCAATGACCGCTCGACAGAGTGATTCGGCGGTGGCAAAGCTAGAGGCACAGCGCAAGTGAGTGCGGAATGGAGTGCGGAACGGCAATCGGGTGCCGGTGTTGACCTCTCTGCGACTCGGCAGAAAAGGTTGGCTGGGGCGGCAGGATTCGAACCTGCGGATGCCGGTACCAAAAACCGGACTGAACGAGGCGTTAGGCCGAACTCGCTGCGGAATGAACTACTTGTCCACAGGCCCAAATCAATGGGTTACGTGAAAACTGCGGAAGGGAAGGGCGAGGTTTTGCCGCCTTCCACCAGCAATCAAAACGGCCCGATGCGAGGGACCAACCACGCACCGGGCCTGCATAGCGAAAGGAAAGTTCGCCATGGCTGATAGCCAGATAACAGCGCCCCGGCGCGACACCAGCATTAACCTCTCCGATCGCGACCTTGAGCGGTTCGAGAAGTTTTTTACTCGCAAGGGTTCTGATCGGTGTTGGCTCTGGAAGGGGACGAAGGCGCCCAACGGCTACGGAACGTTTAGCCTGAACAAGAGGCAGGTTCACGCGCATCGAGTGGCGCTCACCCTGAAGCTTGGCCGGCAAATTGAGCCCGGATATGTGACATGTCATTCCTGCGATACACCGGCCTGCGTTAATCCCGACCACCTTTGGCCCGGAACACGCAGCGAGAATGCCATCGATTCGGCGAAGAAAGGTCGAATGCAAGGACAGGCTCGGACACATTGCGCTCAGGGCCATGAGTACAGCAAGGAAAACACCTATTTGAAGCCCGGCACGATTGCCGCTCGGGTTTGCAAAACCTGCGTCCGTGAGCGCTCAGTTGCCTATCGCATGCGGAAAACTCAGGCCTCACAGGTGACCCCATGACCTCCCTAGAATCCCTCGCCGCTCAGGTGGAAGCGGCGGATGGGCCGAGCCGGGATCTGGATGGGCTGATTGCGAAGGTGCTTGGCGAATATCCTTGCTGGGCGACCAAGCAAAATGATCGACAACCAGAGCTTTTCACAGATGGTGCAGTTGGGCTGCGAGCGCGCGAATGGCTGTGTCCTAAGTATACCGCCAGCATCGACGCGGCGATGACCTTAGTACCCGCTGGTGTAGGCGACGAACCTCTATCGGTTCTGTTCCAGCGCACATGGAGAGGCCAGGGACGCGCTAAGCTGCTCGACACTCTTGGCGGACAGGAAGCTGAAGCGTCGGGAAACACCCCCGCACTCGCTATCGCTGCCGCCGCTCTAAGAGCCCGCGTCCGATCCCTTGTTGGTGAAGGGGAGGCGTGATGCACAAGCACGAAGCTGAAGCCGAAGCGACAAAACGCAACGCCCACAAGAACCCTCGGCTCGTCGAAAAGGAGTGGCGCGCCGTGTTCGATCAAGACCGGCAAACCTGGTTACCCAGGCTTGTCGATAGCCAGTTTGAGCTGGCCAGAGTGCATAGGAACAAGGCTCAAACAGCGCTTAAATGCGGGGATCTCTTGACCTTTTTGGATGCCGCGAGTGACGCACTGCTCGCCAGCGCCAGGGCGTCAATTAACGATTATGAAGGCAAGGATCCATGACCCAACCCAACCAGAACCGCCTTGAGGCTGTGGCACGTGCGCTGGCAGAATGCGACGGCATCACGATCTGCGAAGGTGCGACATATGCTTTGTCTTCATACGGTCCGAGAGCCCGCGCCGCCCTCGCAGCAGACGCCACGGCTACCGGGGATGTGGTGGCGAAGATGGCGGAGGCGTTGGAGCCTTTCGTGAGTGGGTATAGCCATACATCGGTGTTTCTCCGTTCCCGAGAGAAGATGCATCCTGCCGGCCAAGATTTATACGAGGAGGATGTAGAGCGCGCTCGCCAAGCCCTCACCGCCTACCACACCACCATGAAGGGAGAAGCCGCGTGAGCGAAGCTGACGAGCTGGTGAGCGACCCACTAGGAATGACCGAGTTAGACCTGACGGCGCTTCGTCGCCGCGAAGTGCAGATGATGGGCGCGGCAATTAGCACCCGTAGCTGGCACGATATGGAGAACGCCTACAACCAACTTAGAGACAAGATTGATCGTGAGCTAGGGCGTCGCTTTCGCATCGCCCGCGCCCTCAAGGAGCAACCTCATGCAGCAGACTGAAGCCGAGGAGCTACAGGCCTTCCGTGTTCAGGCCTTGCTCCAACTGATGAGCGATATCAGCGAAGATTGCTGGTGCGCAGGTTGGATCAGTGGAAACGAAAACGCCCTGTATCGTATGGCGTTCGATGGTGCACCTCGCCGCTATGGCATGTCAGAGGTGGGTGAACCAGAGATTGTTCATCTGCGCGATCTGGCAGAGAAAACAGGCATGTGGGGCGCTTGGGATGACGAAGACGGAGTGATTGCAGTTGATCTTAAGGAATTTGCAGCAACCCGCACCGCCTTGCGGAACAAACCCGATACAAGCTAATCCCCATGCATGGGCCGAATCAAGACCGATGAAGGCGCCATCAGCCGCGCACTGGCCGTGTTAGCCGAGGCTCGCGACGCCAACACGCCGATGCAGACCAAGGGTGTATCGCTGGCTCTCTACGTGCTGCGAGGTCATTGCCCCGACGACTGGCTACGGTACTTCTGGGATGCCGCTGGGACCGACCACGACATAGGTAGAGCGCAGAGCATGCATGCGGCTTACAATGGCGTTGAATTGCGCGTGAGAGGGAAGGATAAGAGGCAATGACCGACACACCAAAGACTGCCCTGGAAATGATGCAAGGGCCAACACGGACATACATCCAGCGGATTCGCAACGATCCTCGCACGCGGGCGATGCACGATGGCTGGGTCGCCCAGGCCTGCGCTGAAGCGGAACAAGTCTATCCCGATCCAAGCGATGACAGGCGGCGGACTCATCATGCGGCATCGAGAGCGCTGGAACTAGCCCTTTCGTTCGTGCTGGATAATGACGGTGAGCTGACGATGGTGCGCGAGCAGCTTGATCGCGTGCTAGAGAATTCGATCACTTTAGCCAACATGAGCCCGCGCTCGTTTGTGATGCCGAAAGCAGAGCAATGACCGACACACCCCTAATTCGCGCTGCCCGAGCCCTCATGCTTTCACAGAGCGGTGTGGATGACTTCGACGCGCTTGATCCGGAGATGCAGGCGGGCTTGCTGGATGACGTGCGGGCGGTGTTGGAACTAGGCTTTAGGGCTGGCTATCAGGCGGCAGTAGATGAGAAGGTGCAGAATGGGTACGAAGCATCGCGCCACCTGCCTTTCGAAGATCTTGCTTGGAACAGATATGTAACCCTACCCGAGTGAAACCACCCCGCCTCTACAGGCTCCGGCGCTACTTGGTCATCATCATAGGCCTGTTGCTGGTGCTTGCTCTGACTAGGGTGCTGGTGGAACAGGTGGCGCGGATGGCGGACTAGGGCTGCGGGTCCGTTTCCTTGACGCTTACAGGATCAGCCGGCGTGCCAGATG